CAAGACGGTCTGGTGAGCCTATGGACCCTAGAGGTTCCCACTGTACCATCTGATCTTCTAAGTCATTAAGTCCTCTTACGTGTCTAACCTTATCCTGTTCATATAATGCGGATACTGGTTCAGCCCGTGCCATCTTTCCCCTGGATGCATGGACGAGCTTTACTGGGACTGTTTCATCTTCTGTGTGTAATGTGTGACGAACCATATCGCCACCTTGATTTCTTTCAGCTACAATCCTATCAGCCATGTGTTCTCTATAGAGTTCTACAGCTTTGGATGCCCACTGTTGAGGAGTATATCTACCTGTGTGGTCTTCTATGACGTAAGCTATACCATTGACATCTACACCAGCAACTACAATACCAGTCATGTCACTTTCTGCGTTGGATGTGATAGCTGGATCGATAGAAACAACCACCCTATTAAGAGATGGTACGTCATCCTTGTCTATCTCACACTTAGCAAGTTGTTGTCTATTCCATAATGCGCCAGATGCTTCATCAAGTATTTCAGCATATAATTCTTGTCTACCTAACCTTGTTCCCTCATAAGTCTTCTTTACTGCGTCTAAGAAGGTATCTGCTAGATTGGCTGCATTATCATAGGTACTCCCTTTGCTAATGGTAGTCTTATCATCGTCTAGTATTGTGCGTATCAGCTTGGTTGTCTTAGGTGTCGTCGTTACGAATACTTGAGGACGCTTACCTAAACGTAAACCAAACTGTAGCATATCCCAAGTTTCTTGGGCATTTCTCCATGCACAGAGCTCATCCGTCCATGCTGAGTAGGCTTGTGGCCCACGTAATCTCTCTGGGTCTTCAGCGGAGAAGAATACTGCTTTAGACCCGTTTTCCCATGTGAGGGTGTTATTGGTGGGACTCCATACGGGATAACCGATATGTTTACCTCTGTAGGTCTTATCACTCTTCCAACAAACATTCAGTAACCCTGAGTCACCCTCAACCATAACCCTGCGAACATCACCTTTAGTCGGTGCAACACAGTGGACAATCTTATCGCCCTTCTTGATCCTGTGTCTGACCCATTCGGAACCAGCACGGGTCTTACCCCAGCCACGACCAGCAAGTGCAACCCAAACATTCCATATACCCTCTGGCTCTAACTGTTCAGGTCTAGCCCAAAATTCCCAGTTGTGTTGTAACTCTTCAGTCTTCTTGGGGCCTAGTTCTTCTAATAGTGCAGCTACATCAGAGTCTGGTAAGTCTCTAAGTACTTGCGCTGTTATCACGGGTCTTACCTAATAAGGTCATCAAGGAGTCTATAGCTGACTCATCTACATCGGGGTCTTCAACTTGATCCACCTCATTAACTGTAGATGTTGGACTCCATCCTCCCTTACTACGAAGAAAGAGTTCCTGGGACTTGAAGTCACCATCTAAGGCTTGCTGTACAACTACAGAACCTACAGCACCTACAATAGAAGCCTTCTCTTCAGCTATGTCCTCACCATACAGCTTATAGAAGGTAGCTGTACTTGAGGGGGCATTCTGATACTTCTGGATACTACTAAGAATATCTTTAACAGATACTCCACTACGAATACCTTCTCTAACCTTCTTAGCTATAATATTACTATATGGGAGTTTATCTTTACCAGCTGGCATAGGTACATCTCTACTATACTACTATAAGGAATCATCCTCTACCATCGGCAAGTCACATCCAGTACATAACTACATCCCTAAGTATAGGGGTCTAGGTTCACTATGGTTGACAGAGGAAGAACAGGGGAGGGTACTAAAGAGTACACATGATATACTAAGGTATATACTATATCTCTATATTACTACCATACCTACAACTATAGACCTGCGGAATACCCTTTCATATATATATAGGCACCTAAAATGGAATTTAACAAGTAACATTTATGAAATATATTGAAACAATTCGTGAGATCTTATTAAGTCATTGTTTTCCCACAAATCTTTTTTTTTTTGTGTATGCGGTCAGCCCCCTCCAGTGGAAATGTGGATACTACCGTGGGAATTTAGAATAGCAAGGGCAAAGTAAATTTCTTATGTTGTAGATATGGTGGGTAACACCCCCACCCGAAAGTATAGCCGTATAATCCGAAGGGTCCCTTGACAATACGTAGGTATAGTGGAAATATACTTAAGGATAGGTTTAATCGCATCAGAGATGCTTGACAATGCGTAAGAGTAGCCTGGGCTGTGACATTTATGCAACACTTTTGTGATTTACTGAATAAAAACAACGGTAAACAAAAATAAATATTGACAATCGGCGAGCGATTTTGCTGCACCCCTACACCACCATTGTTACATTATAACATTACAACCTTGTAACATTTCGTGAACTGATGCCAATTTAACCCCATAATATCACTACATAAAGGCACCATGCTCCCACACTCGATATTAGCGCCACTGAGTAGGGCAAAAACTTTTCCATAGTTGCACCCATTGCAGCATCATTAGCGCACTCCTGAGCCAATAACTTTAGGTTGTAGGCTCGCTGTTGTGATGCAACTTATAGGCGAAAAAATCTCCAGTTGCTATAGGACAACAAAAAACCCGCACTAAGGCGGGCTAATGTATTCTCTTATATGGGGTTGTCTATGTCATGCCGCTGCAGAATACTCTAGAGGTAAACCTAATTGATTGTTTACAACTATCGTGCCCTCTAATGGGCAGTCATGCAACTCTAGCCAAGGCTTCAAGATATATACACGCTCAAGGTTTTCTATGTGTCTTCCTTCACCATCTATACCGTTAAAACTATGCGGGTTGTAGAACCTATGGCGGGTTTTCCATAGGATAGACTTCTTACCTGTCACTAGCCAATGTCCACTATCAATAGCCTGTTCATGCGTTAGCATTGCATCAATAGGCAACTTGGCTAGTTCATCAATAGAATAAATCTCATCATCAATGCTTGATGTAAACCAAGTGTCGCCTTCATCACTCACTAAAAACCATTCATCAGAATGTTCTGAGTAAACTGTTTCATCTATGTGAGCATAATTGCCGCAAGTTGTGTGGACAATATCGCCGGAACCACTATGGCAACAGTATTCACATATTAAACCTTCACAACCTATCACTTCATTGCCGTTATGGTTTGGTTCGTATTCTTCGCAACCTTCACAATAAAAGAATTGATCATGGAAACAGTCTTCACAATAGCAACTGTCTTGTGCGTAGTGCATGTCATATTCACCTAAGCCGGTATTACAGCTCTCGCAATGATACTCATGCTCACTAATTACACCGCTAGTTGTAGTTAATTCTAAGTCACCATACTTAGATATTTTAAGCTTATCGCCTAAATCTTTTGCGCTTGAATAGTTATCAAAATACGGCGCTATAAGCTCATCCGAATTATGATTTTCGATTCTGAGTAGTTCGGCATTGATCCAACTTACCTTGTCGGGTTGCTCGCAAGCTTGCTTTCGTTTGGTTATTTCGGTTTCTAACATATCCGCTGCAAGGTTGCTATTTGTGTAGATAGGTGCATTAGCATAACGGCCGTTGCGTGTACAAATAACGGCACGTGCTAGTAATTGTTCTTGGCTGTTTTCGATCCACACAATTTCAAAATCGCCTGAACCATATATTTCAGTTGGGTGACAAATTAAATGGTCAAAAGAATAGCGCATACAACTTGCGGCCAAAGACTTGCGAGAACAACCTAGTCTAGGATCTGATGCACTAGCTTGTTTCATTGTGTAGACTTTCGCAAAGTCTTTACGATTCTTTGACGATTTAAAAACTAAACCTTGTGTTGCTAGAAAATAGGTTTCTTTAAACCATACTGCAAAAGCCTCAAAATTTATGTTTGGGTTGTCCGGTAAAATTTTACGCAATATCTTAGCGGGTTTTCCTGATGTCCTTTTGCCCTTTTCTAAGTCATCCGCTGACAAATAAACCGACATTAAGCGGTTATCTTTATCATCAGGTTTAGGCGATAGCCAAATTAAATAACTGAACGCTATTGATCTATCATCAGTTAATGGCCTTACTATATGGTCTAATTTATTAAGCAACCCACGATCAAAGTTTGTGTCATTAGTTGCTAGTGATGATTTAAATTCTTCTGTTTTGTCTTTAAAGAAACACATTGTTTTATTCCCCTATGCTAGGTTTAGTTTTCGATAGTTAAGCAAATTGCGAAAGCGATAGTTGCCGCAATTAATGTGGAAGTTGCCAAAACACCCATAGGTGAGACAAATAAAACCGGCGCAGCAAAAACACAAATTGCGATAGTTAGCATGGCACAGATCCAAGCGATAAAAGCGAATAGGTTAGTCATGTTTTATTCCTTATAATATGTTGCGTGTAAAACTAACCTAATCTTTGCATATTCTCTTTTCAATAGTTGCGAGCCATTTTGCTATTCAAGGTTGTAGACTTTATTTTATACACGTTTAAGGCGAACTGGAGATTAAATTTAGTTTAGGGGTTGAACTATACAACCGTAAGGTATAGATAGTTTAGAGGTTGAACGACACAACCTAAAAATGTTTCTGCGGTGCAGCATACACGTTACAACCTAAGGTTGTGGCGAGTGATTTTTGTAACAACAACCTATAGGCGAGGAGAATATGCCATTGTATACACAACCTAAAAGCGAGTCGTATTCAAATATTCAAATCCTGGAATGTGTTGCAAAAAAGTCACACGACCCCCCACAGTGGAAAATGACCCCCACAGTGGAAAATGACCGTAGACCCCCCTCAGTGGAAATGCGGAGCATTGAAGAAATTAAGAGCCATACCCCCTCAGTGGAAATTAGGAGCCAAGTTTTCTACGGTCTGAACTAACTTTTTTACGGTCTGAACAAATAAATTACTAACATGCGTCACAAAAGTGCCGTTAGACGTAGTATATAAGAGTAATACCCCTACAGTGGAAATTAATAATTATTTTGTAGTCACCCCTTGACCCACCGATGGAAATACCTATATGTACATTAACAGCAACAACTATGGAGATTATATGACAACAACACAAACTTATATCGAGATGTTATCTTACATGCGACCAGAGGGTGCCAAAGCTCAACGCAAGTTCTGTAACAGATTCCTACGACCTATCTTTGGCAACCCTGACAACCGTGGCAATTACATCTTACGTGTAGGTAACAACCCTACCATTGCCTTCATGTCACATCACGACACAGTTCATACTCATGGCGGCAGACAGAAAGTAGTTGTCGGCTCAGATAACTTTGTCACTACTACACAAAACTGCTTAGGCGCTGACTGTACTACAGGCATCTACATTATGATGCGTATGATAGAGGCTGGTGTAGAAGGCTTATACATCGTACATGCCGCAGAAGAAGTTGGCTGTCGTGGCTCAGGTTACATTGTGCAGCACACCCCAGAGGTAGTTGACGGTATCCAAGCCGCTATCAGTTTTGACCGCTATGGTTACAACTCAATCATTACTCACCAGTCAGGAGTTCGTACATGTTCAGAAGAGTTCGCAGACAGCATCGCAAGCATCCTAGATCTAGGCTACAGCCAAGACAGTGGCGGCTCATACACAGACAGTAATGAGTACAGAGGTATCATCCCTGAGTGTACAAACTTATCTGTAGGTTACTTCAATCAACATGCCAAGTCAGAGCATCAGGACTTAGAGTTCATGGAGACTTTATCAGATGCTTGTATCAATGCTGATTGGTCTAAGCTTGTCATAGTTCGTGACCCAACTGACAAGGATGACTTCTGGTCAGATGCCTTCTGGTCACAAGATGACCGCTACTATCCCTATGCTGATGACATTGCTGTAGATGTCAGCCTAGAAAAAGTTATCGCAGATCACCCAAAAAGTGTAGCTTTGCTATTGCAATCGTATGGTTATGATGCTAAAGGTTTACTCACAGACTTAGGTCGCATCAGAGAAGGATACTAATATGCAGATGTTTATTGAAGTAGATAATTATGACATTGACGTTGATACACTAGAGTATGGCGTTGCAACCGTAGAAGGAGACGAGATGGGAAAATACTTTAACATTGAAGAGCAACCAATATTTAGCTTCAGTTCTTATGATGATGATGGTGAGTTAGTTGACCTACCTGATCATGTAGTTAAGAAAGCCCAAGATCTGATAGAGGATTACTATTGGGAATGGCATCAGGATTATATGTACTGATGCTGCATAAGCTAAATAAAGAAGTGTGTCATGAGTGTGAGAGCATCCATGACATGCACGACATAGATGAGTGGGGTTGCCCTAGTTGTAAGCAGGAGACCCCCTCCGATGAAAATATAGATTGGGATGAGCAAGAGTGTGCTAATTCAAGATGGAGGGAAGAGAATGATTAATGTACTTAGTTTATTTGATGGGATGTCTTGTGGTCAGATTGCACTGGAAAAAGCTGGCATAGAGGTTGATAAGTATTATGCAGCAGAGATCGATAAGTATGCAATTAAGGTAGCCAAAGCTAACTATCCTGACATGATACACTTAGGTGATGTTCGTGAGGTTAAAGCTGACAGCTTACCCAAGATTGATTTACTTATCGGTGGCTCGCCTTGTCAGGGCTTCAGCTTTGCAGGTAAGCAACTCAACTTTGATGACCCCCGTAGCAAATTGTTTTGGGAATACGTACGCTTGCTCAAGGATCTTAAACCTAAATACTTCTTGCTTGAGAACGTCAAGATGAAGAAAGAGAGCATGGATGTTATCACTGAGGCGCTAGGTGTTGAGCCTGTCTTTATCAACAGCAACTTAGTGTCAGCGCAGAACAGGCAAAGGTACTATTGGACAAACATCCCTATGGATAAACTGCCTGATGATAAGGGTGTTGTACTTGCTGACATCTTAGAGGGTGGTCATGTAGATCGTGACAAGTCGCATTGCATTGATGCTAACTACTTTAAGGGTGGCAACCTCAAGTCCTACTTTGAGAAGCATCGTAGGCAACTTGTTTTCAGTGACGATGGAATGTGTCATGTAGGTGATGCTGATCTTAAGGGTCACGACTACAACAGACGGGTGTACCATCCCGATGGAAAAGGACCAAGTTTATGTGCCAGCAGCGGTGGCAATCTTGAGCCTAAAACCTATATTAAACCCAACTCTTGGCGCAAGCTAACGCCACTAGAGTGTGAGCGTCTACAGACTGTACCTGAGGGCTACACTGATCACGTCTCTAACACTCAGCGTTACAAGATGCTAGGCAATGGCTGGACTGTAGATGTAATCAAACATATCTTTGAAGGAGTAAAGCAATAATGACCCCTGAGATGGAAATAGAGCTACGGGAACTGGGTATTCTTTTACCTACTGAGGATCAGTATGAGCAGGAGAGCGAGCTTGTACGCTACGACACTAGCTACAAGATGCCTGAGCTAGATGAATATGGAGAGCCGCCATGGTAAATAGAAAGCCTAACCCTATGGCTAAGGATCTGAGGCAACCTAAATATAAACCAAGGGTTGTCCCAGATAAAAAGAAGCCTATATTAAGTAGGAAGCGTAAACATAAGAAGGAGGTTTAAATGTATTGTGTAATTAACAGTGACAACATTATCATAGCTCTGTTCTTGTTGGAGTCAGATGCTCAAGATTTTGTGTATTGTTGTCGTGACCCCTACAGTAGAAAAGACTATAAAGTGGAATACAGAGAGGAGTATTTATATGTCAAACTCGATTGAAGTAACGTATGTAGATCACATGGGATCTGACTTATCTGTAGCTAATGCGGCAAGGGTAAGCTTTGGTAAGCGTAGCGAGATGGACACGAGTGACGTATGGGGTCCACCTAAGCTTAAGGATAAGGACGCCAAGCTTATAAAGTACTTAGCTAAGCATAAACATCTTAGCCCGTTTGGGCATTGCTTTGCCAGCTTCCACATCAAGGCACCAGTCTTTGTAGCTAGACAGTTAGTCAAGCATAAGTTCCTACGATGGAATGAAATCAGCCGTAGGTATGTTGACAGTGAGCCTGAGTTTTACGAGCCTGATGTATGGCGTGGACGTAGTGCTGATAAGAAACAAGGCTCTGAGGGTACGCTTGAGGATGTATCAACAGCAATTATATCAGGTGAAAACTACGGTGAATTAGATTGGATTGACTACAAGTATGTTGCGAGTACCACGTATCACGAATTAATATGTCAAGGTGTATGCCCAGAGCAAGCCCGTATGGTACTACCACAGAACATGATGACTGAGTGGTACTGGTCAGGTAGCTTGGATGCCTTTGCTGATATGTGTGCGTTGCGTTGTAAGCCTGATACACAAGCTGAAACAGCAGAGGTAGCGTGGGAAATTGATTGTAGCATGGTAAAATTGTTTCCTGTGTCGTGGAGAGCATTAAGAGATGAATAAACGTATACCTATGAAAGGCGGTGATGAATATGATGCCCTAAGTAAATCACGTAAGTTCCTACGATGGAAAACAGGACAGATAAAGAAGATCAAACGTGCCTATAACAAAAGGTTCCGTAAGTATAGTAAAGGAATAAACTATGAAGAGTGACATAATTAAAATAACAGAGATAGAAGAGCATGAGGATGGTAGTGCTACACTACAAGTAGAGTGTGATCCAGAAACCTTTATGGCTATCTTTGACGTAGGCTTTGTAACATTAGTAAAAGCTGGCTTAGAGAAGGAGAAAAGTGATGGGTAGGTATGTAGTGGAAATAGAGGTTGAGAAGGGAGAGTACACTTTCGTAAGGAAGGAGAACCCTTGGACGTATGACACTGAGGTATGGATCTTTAGTAGCCGTGAGGAAGCCCAGAGAGAGGTTAAGAAGTGGAATACGGGTAGAGTAGTGGAGTATCTATAATGTTGTTCTATACTGTCCTTGTATTGAGCTACACGTTAAATGGTGACTACCTACAAGCTAAGGTCATCTTCCCTAGTGCTAGGGCCTGTGGAGACGCTCTACCAACCTATTATGAGCCTGTGTATGCCCTAGATAGGAATGCCATAGGTCAATGCCTAAAGACTGAGGTTATATCAGCCTCTATCAAACCTAAGAGACGCCCCAATGGAAACGGGTGAGTTAATCCCTTACATAATAACTATGGGCATTGTTATATCTGCGCTTGCAGCACTGCCCGTAGGAATTATGTTAGGTTTATATATAGCAATTAGAGATACCATGAAGTGGTGGAAAGATAAGACATGAAACCAGAAACAATTATGATGATGTGCGAGGGCTTGGCCCGTAGATATAAAAACCCTAATCACTACGAGGATCTTGTAGGTGAGGGTGTATTACAATGCTACGAGATCCTAGCTGAAGACCCCAAACCCCATCCAGCGAAATTATATCGTGAGGCTAATCGTAGGATGCACGACTACCTTAACTTAGATATATTTCCAGTCGATATACCCGCCTCTGATGTGTCACGTAGGCTAAGTAGAAATATAGATACAGAGGAATTTGGGGACCATACTTGGAGCGAAGATGGTATTAATTACCTAAGAAACATTCTTAGCTCTGAGATCATACCTTTTGATACAGCGTCTTTGTTTAACGAGACAGTCGAGGAGAACTACGAAGAAACGGACTTTTACAATAAACTAAATGAACAGATAGAGTTGATCTTCAATGATGACGATAGGCTTCTGCTGCACATGAAGTTTGTAGAGAACATGACTCAATCAGATATGGGTGACTTCTTTGGTATATCTCAGCAAGGAATAGATCAAAGAGAGAAAAAGCTATTTGCTCAACTGAGAAAGATAGTTACAAATTTGCAACAGATACAAAAACTTTAGTTGTCTTATTTGTTAAATTCAAAAGTAGGTGCCTATAGTATTATGTCCCCCTTTCGTTAAGGCCGATTGTTGTAGGTATGGTAGTAATAATAAGGAGTAAGTATGAATACAGATGTACATGATAACGTGAGAGATCAACCGTGTCCCTATGTGGACTGTGGTTCATCAGATGCTTTTAACTATAACACTAGAGGCTTTGGTAAGTGCTTCTCTTGTGGGAGTAGTTATCCTTCTAGGAAGGCAACCTTTGATTGGGCTAATGACAAGTACCCCGTCAGTGGAAATACGACCTCAGAGAGCTTAAGAGAGGCTCAGGATGGTGGTAGTTATACAGCTATGCGAGGTATATCAGAACGCACTATGGAGCAGTATGACGTTCTTACATATCCTAACGGTACTCAAAACTACGTGTACCCCAGCGGGGGAATAAAAACCAGGAATCTTAGGGAGAAGGATTTCTATGCAAGCAAAGGGTTTAAGACTGACGAATTGTTCGGTATGAACTTCTTTACTGCTGGCTGCTCTAATGTCTTAACGATAACAGAGGGTGAGGTAGATGCCATGTCTGCTTACCAGATGTTAAGCTCTAGGGATACTTACCTCAATCCTGTAGTCTCTCTACCATCAGCTACCCCCTCCAAGGCACTTTGGGAGAAGTGTAAGCCTTACCTAGATAGCTTCCAGAAGATTATCTTGTCTGTAGATAATGATGAGGCTGGCAACGGTATTGCCGCAAAGATCGCTAAGATGTTTCCTAACAAGGTGTATCGTGTCTCTCACAATAAGTATAAGGACGCTAATGACTTCTTGACCGCTGGTGCAACAACAGAGTTTAAGAATGCTTGGTTCAACTCCTCTAAGTATGTACCTGACAATATCTTCAATACTACTGAGCAGTTCCTTAACTTGTACCATGACACTCCAGAACACCAGTACGTTCCTACAGGTATTGAGGCTTTAGATGAGAAAATCTTAGGTCTCATGCAAGGTCACTTCACAGTTATCAAGGCACCTACAGGCATAGGTAAGACAGAGGTAATGCGGTACTTAGAATATAACATGCTCAAGCGTAAGGTTCCTATTGCTACATGGCACCTAGAGGAAACTAAGTTACGTTCTTTGCTTGGGCTTGTGTCTTATGAAGCTAAGGACAATCTTACACGTAGGGATCTTATTGAAGAGTCTGGCTCAGAGGAAGAGGTTATCAAAGCTATTGAGAGCTTAACCAAAGATGAGTTACTATATCAATTCTATCTTGAGGAGAACCAAGGGGCTGATGATCTATGTGATCAAATACGTTTCTTTAGTCAGGCTTGCGGATGTAAGTTTATATTCTTCGAGCCGATACAGGATGTAGTTACTGGACATTCAGAGGAGAGTAAGGAGCAACAGCTTGCTGATCTATCGGTTAGACTATCTAAGCTTGCAGCAGATCTTAACGTAGGTATCGTAACTATTGCTCACACCAATGAGTATGGAGATCCTAAGTATTGCAAGATGATTGGTCAGAGGGCTTCTGTAGTCTTAGACTTAGAAAGAGACAAGGAAGCTGACACATTAGAAGAGAGGAATACTACATTGATTACGGTACAAAAAAACCGACCCTGTTCCATCGAAGGCAAGGCCGGTAAGCTGAGATTCAGTACTGATACGTTTATGTTAAGAGAGGTACTTTAATGATAATATCTTGGTGGAGTGCGGGTGTTACAAGTGCAGTTGCAACTAAGCTTGCTATCCAAGAGTTTGGTGATGAAGTTAAGCCTATCTATTTTGGCATTGACTCTGCACATAGTGACAACGCTAGGTTTAAAGAACAATGTGAAGAGTGGTATGGTTGTGAGATAATCACTGAACGTGCTCCAGAAAAGTATAAAGATCAGTTTGATGTTATAAGTAAAGACAAATATGTTAATGGCCCAGCTGGGGCTAGGTGTACTCTTGTACTAAAGAAGCGTGTTCGTCAGAGGTTAGAAAAGGAGCTTGATTATAGAGGTCAGATCTTTGGTTTTGAGTACAGTAAGAAGGAGGTCAACAGAGCCATACGTTTCAAGGAACAATATCCAGACGCTAAACCTTTCTTCCCTCTGATAGAAAAGAGAATGACTAAACCTGAGTGTCTATACTTCTTACAGGAGGCTAATATAGAAGTTCCAACCATGTATAAGTTAGGCTACAAAAACAATAACTGTATTGGTTGTGTTAAAGGTGGTGCAGGGTACTGGAATAAGATCAGAGTGGACTTTCCCGAACACTTCGATAGGATGGCAAAGGTTGAAAGAGAAGTAGGCAACTCTTGTTTAAGAGGGGTTTTCTTAGATGAACTAGACCCCAAAAAAGGACACAAACAAAAAATAGTCATGCCTGACTGTGGTAACTTCTGTGACATAGAGTTTGAGGAGTTAGATCATCCGCAGCTAGATATGATGCTTGAGACACCAGAATTAATGAGAGGAATATAATGAGAATATTTGATATAGAAACAGATGGCTTCAATAGCACAAAGATCCACGTAGTATCTTGGTCAGATGACTTAGGTAAGACAGTAAACTCAACACATGACTACGATGAGATGCGTGAGGTATTTAAGGTTGATACACTCGTAGGGCACAGCATTGTCAGGTTTGACATCCCCGCAGTGGAAAAAGTGTTAGGTATAAAAGTTAAGGCTCGTCTAATAGACACTCTAGCTGTAGCTTGGTATGTAGACCATGAACGTGGTAAGCATGGCTTAGAAGGCTACGGAGAAGATTATGGAATACCTAAACCTAAGATTACTGATTGGCAAAGTCTGACACCTCAACAATATGCTCACCGTTGTGAGGAGGACGTCAAGATAAATTCTAAGTTATGGGTAGCTTTAGACAAGAAGCTTAACAAGCTATATGACAACAAAGAAGATAAAAATCGCCTTATAGACTACCTAACCTTCAAGATGGAGTGCGCAGCAGAGCAAGAAGCCCTACAGTGGAAATTAGATGTAACTAAAGCTCGTACACACCTAGAGGTATGGGAGACACTTAAGGCTGAGAAGATTGAGCAGTTAGCTAATGCTATGCCAGAGGTTAAGAGATATAAGATGGCAAACAAACCCGCTCAGATGGAGAAGAAGAATGGAGAGTTGTCTGTAGCTGGTGAGAACTGGGTGACTCTTTGTAGACAATATAAAGTTCCAGTGACTACAACAAAGATGCAAGTGCTGCATAAGGTTGAGAGAGCTAACCCTAATTCTCCTGACCAAGTTAAGTCTTGGTTGTATAGCTTAGGTTGGGAACCAGCTACCCATAAGTACGTTAAGGACAAGGATGGCAAGAATGAAAGAAGTATTCCGCAGATCCGCAAGGATGCAGAACTATGCCCCTCAGTCTTACGACTGGCCCCTAAGGATGAAGCTATACACCTTCTTGATGGGCTTTCTGTTCTCAGCCATCGTATATCTGTTCTTAAAGGCATGGTTGATGCAGAGCGTGATGGATACGTGCAAGCAACTATCGCAGGATTTACCAACACAATGCGTTTCCGTCATGCAAGACCATTAGTCAATCTACCCTCAGTGGAAAAGCCCTATGGTGCTGAGATACGTGGATGTCTGACTGCACCTGATGGTTACACCTTGTGTGGGGCTGATATGACTAGCTTAGAGGACACAACCAAGCGTCACTACATGAAACCATTAGATCCTGATTATGTAGCTGAGATGAGTAAAGAGGGCTTTGACCCACACTTAGACTTAGCTAAACATGCTGGTGTTATCACACAAGAGGACATCGACAAACATAACTCAGGGGAACGTAGCTTGAAGTCACTACGCAAGAACTACAAGGTAGTCAACTACAGTGCTACATATGGCGTAGGAGCCTCTAAACTGGCCCGTGAGACGGGTATGAGCTTAAGAGAGGCTAAGGCACTAATAGATGCCTTTTGGTCACGTAACTGGTCAGTACAGAGG